CGAGCGGGCGACATGGTTGTCCCTTCTCGCTTACTGCGCGGATCAAGAAAACGGGGGGGTGATTGCCGACTGCCGGTCGTGGAAAGACCGGCAATGGCAACAAACCTGCGGGATCACTCAAGCCGAGGCGCAGGCTGAAAGCGGGTTGTGGAAGTGGAAAGAGAATGAACTTGTTGTTGAGTTTTACCCCTTGTCCAAGGAGGCGGAAATCCAAGCCAAACGAAGCTCTGGTTCGGCGGGCGGCAAAGCAAGTGGTGAAGCACGCCGCGAAGCACAGCTTCAACCTGTGCTTCAACCACAGCTTCAACCACAGCTTCAACCACAGCTTCAAGCACAGGTTGAAGCGGACCTTGAACGGAAAGGAAAGGAAAGGAATGTAATGAAAGGGAAAGGAAAGGAAGTAGGTCGCTCCGCTCCCCAAAGCAACGCCTACCTTCTGGATGAGGAGTTTTGGGCGGAGATGCGGCGGCACTATCCGGGCATCGATGTCGATGCGGAGTCCCGCAAGATGGATGCGTGGCTCCTCGCCCGCCCCGGTCGCAAGAAGACCCGCCAGTTTGTCATCAGCTGGCTCAACAAGGTGGAACCGGCGCTCGCGCCTGCAATGGTCAAGGAGGTCGATCTCACATGGTAGCCACGGTCCAAGCCTGTGCATCGCCAGAGTGCTACAACTCGGTTCCGGCGCCGGGGGAGGATTTGCTCCGGATTTTCCCGAATGTGAAAATCCTGTGCGACGAGTGTGACCTTCGCCGGATCGAGATGCTCAAGCAGGAGCAGGCTTTAATTGAGCAGCAAAGGCGGCAGGAGGCTTTCCACACCCTCTGCCCTCCACTTTACCGCGAAAGCGATCCCGAACGCATTCCAGCGGCATTCCTGCGCGAATGCGAGGCATGGGAGGTTTCACCGATGGGGCTGGGGTTTGTGGGCATCGCGGGAACCGGCAAGACCCGTGCGGCGTGGATGCTTCTCAAACGCCTGCATTTTAGCGGGGTTCGCGTGTTTGGCATCACGGCCACGGCATTTGCCAAGGCGTGTGCCGACCAATGGCACGACGATCCGCAGGCGAAAAACATGGCCGAGGACACGCTGACCCGGTGCCGCCGCACGAAGGTGCTGCTCCTCGACGACCTCGGGAAAAACAAGATGACCGAGCGGGCGGAACTGGAACTCTTCGACTTACTGGAACACCGCACCTCGCATGAGTTGCCGGTGATCTGGACGGCGAATGCGGGCCGCGAGGCGCTGAAACAAATGCTCTCGTCCGACAGGGGCGAGCCGATCCTTCGCCGGTTAGCGGAGTTCACAAAGATTGTGACGGTATGAATCGCACAAAGTTTTGACTGATACCAAGTGAACACGCTACAACACTACATCCACGCGCAGAATTACGACGAGATCGACACGATGAACACCCTCCAAGATCACGGCATCGTGAGCGACAATTGCGTGACCGCTGCCGAGGTCGGCGACACCGGCAAAGCGGTTTCGTATCTCAACAATCTCCCGCCAGAACACAAACCAAAGAAAATACACAAAACAAAATGATTACATTATCTATTGATGTTACCCAACTCGACAAGGCCCGCTTCAAGCGGGTCACCCGCAAAAACGGCAACCAGGCTATTTTCGCCGACCTCGTTTTGATCCCAACCCCCGGAGGCGAATTCGGGGATTACATGGTCAAGCAGTCGATCTCCAAGCAGGAGCGCGAGAGCGGAATCCAGACCCCGATCCTCGGCAACGCCAAGCAGGTCGTCCCCATCGAGAAAGCCACCAAGGAAATCAAAACCCATGTCGAAAAAACCCACACCGAAGAAGGTGAAGAAATCCCTTTCTGACAATGTTTCGACTGATACCACGCGACCCCCATCGCGTGAGTATCACACCAACGGGGTCTGCGACTTGGTCTGCAATATCATTTTGCAGGCCGTCGAGGACATATGGAACACGCAGCGGTATAAATCCAAGCACCAGCAGGCGATTATCACCGAGGCTCGGCGGACGGCGCGGCATTTTTTGAAAGGACGACCCTATCAGCAAATTTGCTCAATTATGCCAATGCCATTACCTGCGGACAAAATTAAGGAAGCGGCGTTTCACCCGGCCAAGTTTCCTCAAATCATCGCCATGCTCCGGGCGCGAAAAAAACGATGAGCGACACACCAGAAACGGATGCACTAACATCAGTTGGATTGGAAAATGCCGACCGCGAATGTGTGCCTTCAGGATTTGCTCGCATATTGGAACGCGAGCGCGACGAGGCGCGGGAGGAGCGGGACATTGCGCGGCTGGAGGCTGAAGAAATTAATCAAGAATTGGTGAATGCCAGAAAACAAATTGAAGGGCTAAACAATTTTGCAAACGAGCGGTTTGACGAGATTCAGAAAGTTCGCAAGGAGCGCGACGAGGCGAGGGAGGTATTGAAGGAAATCGCCGAAGCAATCGGCTTCGACAACATAGGAAACTGGGCAAGGAACAAAGCCTTGGAGGCGCTGAAAACCAAGTGAACTGGACACATGAACAACTCCGAAACCTCGGCTACCGGCAAAACCCCGATGGCAGCTACTCTCACACTTCAACTTCCGGGATACCTCACCCCAAGCCTCAACCGGCTCCTCGGACAACATTGGACTGCCCTGCAAAAGGAGAAAGTCCGCGCCCGCCGCGCACTCGACTCCGCATTGAAAGAAAATCCATTCGCCTACTTGATGCAGACAACTACGCAGGAGGATGCAAGCCGCTCATCGACCAGTTGCGCTACGCAAAGCTCATCCCGGACGACGACCCGGAAAGCGTCGAAATCCTCTTTGTTCAAACCAAAGTCCAAACCAAGAAAGAAGAAATGACCCAAGTGGAAATCACGCGAAGCTACGGGGATTCTAAAGGGGGATGACGAAAACTTGTCAAGGTCAATTTTGACTGATACCATATAAAGCCATGGCGACGAAACCAAAGAAAAAGCAAGGCAGGCCGACGAAGTTCACCCAAGAACTCGCCGATCTGATCTGTTTCCGCATCGCCAATGGCGAAACCCTGCGGGCGATTTGCCGAGACATCGACCTTCCGCCTTCCACGGTGATCGAGTGGACGATGAACAACAAAACCTTTTCCGAACAATACGCGCAATCGCGCCAGAAGCAGGCCGACGCTTACGCCGACATGATCCTCGACGAGGCGTTCAACTCGCACGACGCGCAGATCGGGCGGCTCCGGGTGGACGCGCTCAAATGGGTGGCCAGCAAGCTCGCGCCGAAACGCTACGGGGACAAGGTCGAGGTCGAGCAAACCGGGACGCAAAAAATCCGGGTGATCATGGGCGGCGATGTCTGAGTCGGAATTTGAAATCCGCCCGCGCAGGCAATTCCGCACCTATCTGGAGCGGGGGAAACGCTGGGCCTGCATGGTGGTGCATCGGCGCGGAGGAAAAACCTTTGGGTGCATTCAAGACCTGCTGAACAAGGCATTCACCACCGAGCGCCCCGGCCCGCCGCTGCGGTTCGCCTACATCGCGCCGACGCGAGACCAGGCGAAGGACATTGCGTGGGGTTACATCAAGACCTTCCTCTCGCCGCTCCCCGGCGTGAGGATCAACGAGGCCGATCTCATCGCGACCTTGCCGCACGGCGCGACGATCCGGCTTTACTCCGGGGAAAGCTACGAGCGGATGCGCGGTCTTTACCTCGATGGCGTGGTCATCGACGAATACGCCGACATCGACCCGGCGGCTTGGCATTCAGTCGTCCGGCCCTGCCTGTCCGACTACAACGGGTGGGCGACTTTTATCGGGACACCGAAAGGCAGGAATGCATTCTGGCGTTTGTGGAACGACGCCTGCGGGAATTCCGAATGGTTCACGCTCATGCTCAAGGCCAGCGACAGCGGAATCATTCCCGAGGAGGAACTCCGCGACATTCGCAAGGGAACCCCGGCACACATTTTTGAGCAGGAATACGAATGCTCGTTTGCCATCGGCAGGCCCGGGGCGATCTATGTCCGCGCTCTCGAAAAGGCCCGCGCCGAGAAACGCATCAGCAACGACATTTTGTGGTTTAAAGAACTCCCGGTCTACACCTCATGGGATGTTGGCGCTCCGCTCAACCAAAAGGTCTGGATTTGGCAAATGGTGGGCGACCGGATCAACTATCTGGAGGCATTGAGCGGGGATGATGAGTGCAAGACGCCTGCGGACTGGGCTGCGAGGCTCAAGGCCAAGCAGTATGCCTACGGAGCGCATTTCCTTCCTCACGATGCCAGCACCGAGAACGGTGGACTCTGGCAAGGGGCGCTCGCGACCGCGGGGTTGACCGGTGTGGTGCCGGTGCCGCGGCAATTGAGCGTGTGGGATGGCATCAATTTGGCGAACGATGCGTTCCCGCGAATCCATTTTGCCGAGGCCGGGTGCGTCGATGGACTCGATGCGCTAGATGCCTACCATTCCAAAGAGGAGCGCGATGGCGTCACGATCAAGGATGTGCCGGTGCATGATTGGGCGAGCCACTATTCCGATGCGTTCTCGCTTTCTCATCAAGCGATCTCCAGAGGCATGGTGATCGACCGCAGCGCGATTGCCCGCAAGCCGACATCCGGCAACCCGGTCAAAGTCATGGCAGGATTCCGAGGCGGGTTCTCGCGGGTGAGGCGATGAATCGCGAACTGGAACTCCAAATCCTCGATCTCTACCGGCGCTACCCGCAGGCGCGATCCTTCGCCGAGGAGGTCGAACTCACCTCATGGAATGGGGTCGTCATCAACACCGAGGATTTCTTCATGCTCGCCCGCCCGGTGGACATCCACGACCCCGAAGAACGCTGGCGTGACGCCGCGCACACATACCACCGGTTGTGTCAGAACTGCTGGCTCATCACCATATATTGTGGTATCAGTCAAAATAACCCTTGCAATTTTGCTCCCTATCAGTTGCCCTACATCGCATGGAGTCGGCGAGACCGCCCGCTCCGAGTTTATTCAACTTCAAAACTCCTACCGCGATGCGACTCACTGACCATTCCGAAAACCCCATCCTCTCACCCTGCCTAGCGTGGTTTGGCGGCGGCGGACGCAAAGGCCCAAGCAAGCAAGAGCAGCAGCAGGCCCAGCAGCAACAGAACCAGATGCAGCAGGCGGCGGTAGATCAAGCGGCGGCGCAGCAACGCCAGATGGAAATGCAACGCCAGCAGTTTGAGGAACAGAAACGCCAGCAAGCCGAGGCGCTCCGCCAGATGGAACTCAACAAACCCGCGCCCGGAGCGCAAGTCGTGCAAGGTGATGCCGAGGGGGACATGAGACGGCAAGCGGCTCAACGCCGTGGAATGCGCCGTTCGATCCTCGCCGGGGAATCCGATCAAGGGTCAGGTGATTCCTCCACACTTGGCTGACCTGTTTTGACTGATACCAAATGAAGACCGAACTCGCCGGGAAGATTCTGCGGAAACACGCTGAAATGGTCGCGGCACGGGCGACATGGGAAAGCCTCTGGGAGGAGATCGCCAAGTTTGTGATGCCGCGCAAGGCCGGGGTCTTCTCGGCCTCCTCGCAGCCGGACATGGCTGATGAGACGGCGCTGTTCGACGCCACCGCCGTGCGGGCAAATATGATCCTTGCGAACGGTCAACTCGCGTGGATGACGCCAATGGAGAGCCGCTGGTTCTCCATGGATCCGCCCAAGGAGATGGAGAGCGAGGATTCAATCGAGCAATGGTTCAAGCGTTGCACCGAGGTCGTGCAGGCCGAACTCTCGCGGTCGAATTTCTACACCGAAATCCACGAACTTTATCTCGACCGGGGATGCTACGGCACCGCCGCGATCCTGGTCGAAGCGGGACGCAACTCGGCGCTCAACTTCACCAAGCTCGATGTTGGCACCTTTGCGATCTCGGAGAACGACGAGGGCTATGTGGACACACTTTCCCGCGAATACGAAATGACCGCCCGGCAGGCCGCGCTGAAATTCGGCGAGGAGAAATTGCCCGAGGCGATGAAGGTCGAACTCCAGAAGGAGACAAGCCACCGGAAATTCACCTGCGTCCACATGATCTACCCTCGCGGCCCCGGGGAAATCCAGCAGGGCAAGCGCGACGGCGCGAATAAACCCTACGCGAGCGTGTATGTGGACAAGGCGAGCAAGGAGGTCTTGGCCTCGACCGGCTACGACGAGCAACCGTTTTTTGTGACCCGCTACCTCAAATGGAAAAACTGCGAGGTCTATGGCTATTCCCCAAGCTGGATGGCGCTCCCCGAGGCCAAGCAACTTAACTTTCTCGAAAAGCAACTCGACTCGCTCGCGGAACTCGCCGCATTCCCACGCATCCTCATCCCCGCCGGGTTCGATGGTGACATCGATCTCCGTGCGGGGGGCGTGACCTATTTCGATCCCAACAATCCCTCGGCGACTCCCAAAGAGTGGAACACAACGGGTCGCTACGAC